ACCCGCTTTTATTTGATGTTGCAATCCCAATCAGTTCTCCCAGCTCTCAACTTATGCTATTATTCTGTTGCAATTTGTTGCCAATTACTCCAAGTTTCTCCACTTTCGGAAGACCGCCTACTATAAATAGTAAAATAATTTAAAGAATATGCTATCTGAACAACATAATACCTCCATGAAATTACAATAAGAACAAACCAGTCTGTAATTGGCAAATTATCTAATCTATTATTTAAAATACCATATACACCGGGTACAATTGCTTTATTTATATCTGACAAAATCTGTTCCCTTTCCATGAATGGAAACAGCTTCAAATTATTCATGAGTTCTCCCAGCTCTCGATTTTTAGCATGAATTGTATAATTATTATTCAGCAGCGACTTCAATTGCATCTTCCGGCAATGTTGCAATCACAGGAGTAGTTTTAAAACTGGTAACTGGTTGTATTCTTATATTCATTGAACCACTATCATTATTTTTCAAATACATACTTATAACATTGTAGCCATCTATTTTAACATAGAATTTCTGTGATAATAAATTGGATAATGCTATAACTTTATATATTTTTCTTTTATCATCACGACATATCAATATCTGATATGATGCCATTCCTCTCCATGGATGCCAAATGACAACATTATATACAACACTATTTTCAGAAGTAGATAATAGTAATACTTCACCACTCTTTAAAACAAATTCATTGGTTAGAGCCTGTCCAATAGGCATTAATCCTTTCTTCTCATTACTTGCAGTAGGCAGAAGTTCTCCCAGAAGGATTTGTATCAATGACTTTTGTATTACAATATTATTTTAAATGTTTGTTGGTCTATATATCGTTTATTCTGTTCTTTTTTTCATATAATGATTCTTTTTTAAATATTTGTTATAGCTTTGCTATGACAATTAATAATGTTTTTTTCATTTATTAATTTTTGAATGCCGTGAGGTATTTTAATTAATAAAAAGATTTGTGTATGGAATTGGGCAGGATTGGCGAATCCTGCCTTTTTGATACCGTACTTCAACTACATAATAATTTGGGCAAAACAAAATTTATATATAACTTTGTAGCATCTATATTGAATTAAACATTATTCTAAATCACTAAAAGAGTTTACTGATAAAAATGTCTAGATGCTATCGTTCGTGATGAATAATGGCATCTTTTTTACAAATGTTTTTTTTCACAGACCATTTTTTTATAGATATTATACATCTTTACTTGCGAAAGTGGGGGTGTATTTTTTATTGGCTAAATTTTGCAGCTTGGAACAGAGGATGCATCTTTGCGGAAAAATGGATAAAATCAGATACCGTCTTGTATATAACCGCCAGAACACACTTAACAGGCAGGGCACGGCTCTTGTACAGGTTGAAGCCTATTTGAACCAAAGGAAAATCTACTTGAAGACCAATGTTTACCTCAAACCGGAATGCTGGAGCCGTGAGGGGGCACAAGTCATTAACCACCCCCAATCTAACGAACTCAACATAATGCTCTATGAATACATCCTGTATCTGCAAGGCATAGAGTTGGGGTATTGGAAGCGCGGAATACCTGCCACACTCTCACTACTGAAGGATGCTGTCAAGAAGAAAAGTGCCGTGAATATCAGCTTCTCCACTTTCGCCAAATCAGCCATTGACAATTCGGACAAGAAGCAGTCCACCAAGGACAACCTGCACTCGACACTGGCGGTCCTGCATGATTTCCGTTCCGGATTGGACTTCAAGGATCTTACCTATACATTCCTTCGTGATTTTGAGCAATACTTGAGAGAAAAGGGCAATGCGGTCAATACGATAGCCAAGCACATGAGACAGCTCCGTACCTTGGTCAATGAGGCAATCAACCAGGGATATATGCACGCGGATGCTTATCCGTTCAGAAAGTACAAAATCAAACAGGAGAAAGGCAGACATGAGTTTCTTACCCCGGACGAGCTGAAGAAGCTGGAAACGGTCGAAGTGGAAGAGAAGTCCATGCGCCATGTGCTCGATGCCTTCCTGTTCTGCTGTTATACCGGATTGCGCTATTCTGACTTCTGCCAGCTCACACCTGAGAATTTCATTAGAGTAAACGGCAAACGGTGGCTGTACTTCAAATCCGTCAAGACAGGGGTGGAAATCCGTCTGCCGTTACATCTGCTGTTTGAAAGCAGGGCATTGGGCATTCTTGACCGTTATCCGGATATCGGAAGTTTTGCCGCTTTGCCTTGTAACTCGGAAGTGAATAAGCAGCTTCGAAAGCTGGCCGGATTGTGTGGTATCAAAAAACGGATAACCTACCATGTGAGCCGTCATACCTGTGCCACCCTGCTGGTTCATCAGGGGGTGGCTATTACCACTGTGCAGAAACTGCTCGGACATACTTCCGTAAAGACCACACAGATTTATTCGGAGGTACTTTCCAGCACCATTGTGCGTGACTTGAAAAATGTTCAAAGGAAAAGGAAAAAAGTAAAGATGTTTCCCGATAAAGGCTTAAGAACATCTGATTTTATAGACAACCGATAGATTCCATGAATCCTATTTGTTTTCTATTAATATTGTGACTCTTTAAATTCTTCGGATAATCGAAATATTGCTCCTGATTATTTTTTTCAATATGGATTGAATATGGAATAGTTTTCACTATCTTTGCAGTGTAACCAGGAGCTTGATGGCAATAAATATTGTCATCGGGCTCTTTTTTTATTGTCATATCGTGGCAATGGATTTAAGTAATTCTGCAACAATGACGCAAGTAAATAGACATATCTTTGGAACAATATATTTTATAATCAAGACAAAGTAATGAAAGACGTAATTTACAATTTTATCAACGAGCACATGATGATACACATTGTACTGATAGCCTTGTGTATCGCAGCCACTATCGGCGCAATGTTCGTGGATCTGGTCTCAGGAATAATGAAGGCCAAACAACGCGGGGAGGCAAGAACATCCACGGGGTATAAGAAAACAGCCATCAAGGCGAAGAAGTATTTCACTCCATTTATAGAGTTGTGCTTCATTGATCTGTTATGCTGTGTGGTTATCCCCTTTCCTGTTTTTTCAATGATTTGGACGGGTTACTGCATTTTCTGTGAGTTTAAATCAGTTCGTGAAAAATCATGGGAGAAAGCGGAGTTGCGCAAAGCAGAAAAGACAATGAGTGTGATCATCGAGAACAAGGATGATATTGCCAAGATCATGGCTCAGATACTATTTGACAACGAAAATAAAAAGGAGGATAAGAAATGAAGTTTTTTACGATTGCGGAACTCTGCAAGTCAACGACTGCTGACCGCTTGGGTATCAATAACAGATGCAGACAGGAGCATGTGACTGCTCTGACTGCCTTGGTGGACAACGTACTGGACCCGTTACGCACATGGTGGGGAAAGCCTATAACAGTAAACAGTGGTTATCGCTGTCCGGAACTTAATGCGGCCGTCAAGGGAAGCAAGACCTCGCAGCACATGAAGGGGGAAGCTGCTGATATTGACACTGGAGACAGACAGCAAAACAAGCTGTTGTTTGAGTATATCCGAAAGAACCTACCCTATGACCAGTTGATTGACGAGTCTAACTTCGCTTGGGTGCACGTCAGTTATCGGGCTGACGGAAATAACAGGATGCAAGTTTTGAAACTCTAAAAACTGCAACTATGGAAAAAGAACCAGGATTTTTTGTGAAAGATACTGATAACTTGCGTGCCAGACTCATTATCACGAGTGAAACGGTTAAAAACTCTCGCCTTGAATGGGCATGGAGAATTGGAATTACTGTCGCTGTGGCCGCTTCAATCATCATGCAGATTTTATGATGTGGTTATATAATAAGGTTATGAACTGGGTAAGCCGGCATATATTGCTGGCTCCTTTCATGTGTCTGTTCCTGCTGTTTGCCTGTGGCAGCTCGCATAAGGCTGTCAAATCCAACACAGAGATTATAATGAAGGATAGTACACGTGAATCTGTCAACATCGTACACGGATCAAGCATCTCTTTGAGCGAACTCATTACCACTAATGGTAACTATGTGATTGATTTCCGTATCTATGATACCCGAAAACCGCCTGACAGCCTGACCGGGAAACCTCCGTTATTGGCGGACGGGCAAATAGAGGGAAGTTTCAATCAGGCAAAAGACAAGAAAACGGTTATAACCGATGCTATAAAACTCAAAACCGACAAGAAATGTTCTTCTAATATCCATGAGAAAGGTCATACCGAAACGACGAAGGATAAAAGAAAATCCAATTTGCTTGAACAAATAGTTCTGGCATGTGTTAGTGTGGCAATTCTTGTTGTTATCGTACTGACAGCGGTCAGGCGACAACGTGGAAACGATTTCTTATAATAAGACTTGAAATTTATGATTAAGACTTCCCTGCTTGTGATAAGTCGGGAAGTTTTTTTTTATTTCCATGAACAATTCGGTTTTGCCTGTGTTTGTGTAACCGTACTGATTATTGTTGCGCTGTTGGCGAAAAAAACATTGGCGTAATAATGATTCCTTATAATAAAACTTGAAATTCATAAGTTGAATACTCTGGCTCGTGATGAGTCGGGGTGTTTTTTATACAATTGTTATCGAAAATTATATAGCAAAAAATACAATTTTCCAATAGGATTTTGCGTATCTTTGGCCTGTGATTTTGGAGTAGAAGCCAATCTCATAATAAAAGTTTGGGAGGGGTGTCGTAATGCACGATGCCCCTCATTTTTTGTAATACGTAATAACGTGACAACAAATATTTTTATAAATAGGCAAATCCATTTGAACAAACTCTTTATTGTTTTGTTCTTGAAAAATAAAGTAGATTGTCAAAACATAACTAATCTGAACCGCTCCGGCTTGTGATAAGTAGGGACGGTTTTATTTTGATAACATTTCTATTAAAAGATAACCCATGAATTATATGTTCCTTTATCTTTGCACACTATTAACATCAACTTATGTATCATGGCTGAAAAAAAAGAATCTTATTCCGAAGAGGAATTGAATGAAATGATCGTATGGTTCAACAACCATGCTGATGAACTCCCCAAAGAAATGCAGATTAACAAAGCAGCTTTCACACCAAATTTGAAACTTACTGTTGAAAGTTGTATCATGCAGGCTAAGCAATGTCTGGGCAACTATAAGATGGCCGGAGCTTTCCGGATGCTCCAACAAATCAGAGAGAACCTTGAAAACAATAAATGATATCTTTAATTATTTAATAAGCAAATCAGGCTGTTTCTTCATTGAAAAAATATAAAAGTGGCAACTTTAAAAAAAACAATTGTATAAATGATTAGTTCTCGGTATTTTTTATAATTTTTTTTCTTGTTCGGGCAAATATGGTGCAAATAATTATTATATAATATATAAAACATTGATTAATATATGATTATGAAATACTTTAATAAGCTTCCCAAGCTGAGGGTCGCGGGTTCGAATCCCGTTTGCCGCTCCAAAGAGAATTCTGATAGTCAGGTAGTTGGCTATCAGAATTCTCTTTTTTAGCACTATTTGAGGAAGATGAATACAGGTGGTTTGAACATCATTATGTAAATTGATTGAGCAGTATATGGCTAATGAGAAATATGGGAACAGATTTGTTTATAAAGGCCCATGCAGTATATTCA